GTCCGCGCCGGGATCGAGTTCAATGCGATCGGCAAGCGGGTCGCCTATCACTTCCTGCGCCAGCATCCCGGCGAGCTCGGGCTAGCGGGAGCTGGCACTGGCGAGATCACCATCGTTCCGGCCGATGAGGTGATGCACCTCTACCGCCCGCTGCGTCCGGGGCAGGTGAGGGGACAACCCGGGGTCACTCCCGGCATGGTCCGGCTTTACCTGCTCGATGCTTACGACGACGCCGAGCTTGACCGGAAGAAGACGGCGGCGATGTTCGCCGGATTCATTCGCAAGCCGGCTGTTGAGGACGACCCCGCTGTTGGAGGCACAGAACAGATCGGCGACGCCCTGGTCGCGGGCCTTGAGCCCGGTACGATGCAGGTGTTGCTGCCCGGTGAAGAGGTAAGCTTTTCAAACCCGACTGAAGTCGGCGGTACTTACGAAGCGTTCCAATATCGGACCTTGTTGGCGATCTCCGCAGCTTGCGGCGTTCCCTATCACTCAATGGCCAACGACCCGTCGAAAGCCAACTACTCAAGCCTCCGCGCTTCTCAGGTCGAGTTCCGGCGGCGGATGGACCAGTTCCAGCACATGACGCTGGTGTTTCAACTATGTCGGCCTGTGTGGGCGCGGTGGTTTGAGACCGCTGTCCTGGCCGGGTCCATCCCGGTAAAGCCGCGGGACTACGCTCGCGATCCGAATACGGCGACTGCGGTAAAGTGGATTCCTCCGAAGTGGGATTGGGTTGACCCCCTCAAGGATCGGCAGGCACAGGCGCTGGCTGAAGATCGAGGTTGGATCGCGCGTTCAGACTCGATCGAGGCTGAGGGCTACGACCCTGAAGAGACGGATGCTCGCATCAAAGCCGATCACGAGCGCGAGGCGGCTCTTGGGCTCGTATTCTCCACAACAGTGAAGCCGGTGACGGGCGTTCAGATACTGAACGCTTCCGAGGCTGAGGCTGCCGCCATGGCCGCGGCCTAGATTAGGAAGACGACATGGCGACTATCGTGGACGGCTCCACGATCGTGCTCTCGGGCACGGTCGGCGGCGGCGGCGACTATTTCTGGTTTGAGGACGGCTTCGGCGCGTCCGACGTGATTCTGGCTCTGGCTCAGATTGGTCACGACCGAGACGTTGAAATCCGGCTGAACAGCGGCGGCGGCATTGCCACCGAGGGAGCGGCCATTCACGCCGCCATCGTGCGGCACGCCGGTCGCAAGACCGTGGTTGTCGAAGGAGTGGCCGCTTCAGCCGCGTCCGTTATTGCCATGGCGGGAGACGAGATTGTGATGTCGCCGGGTTCGATCATGATGATCCACGATCCGAGCGGCTACACCATCGGCACCGTCGCGGATCACGAACAGCAGGTGAAGGCGCTCACCGCTCTCGGTGACAGCATGGCCGGCATCTACGCCGCCCGCTCCGGAAAAGAAACGGCAGCCGCCCGCGCTGAGATGATCGCGGAGCTTTGGCTGACGCCAGAGCAGGCTGTTGCTGAGGGCTACGCCGATCGTGTGGCGGGGGCTGAGGGGGAGATGACCGGCGAGGTCATTCAGTTCCCCGAGCCTGCCGCCTTTGCCTACCAGGCCTACCAGCACGCCCCTGACCGGCTTGTCGCGATGGCGAACGCCAAGGGCTGGGGCACGCCCCCGAAAGCGAGAGCGGCGCTTCCCGCTCAACCCCGCCAGAAGGAAACCCCCATGGCAACCGAGACCACGGGCGGCGGGAACGCCGACCCAAACACTAACGTCGTCACCCTCGACGCAGCGCGCGCCGAGGGCCGCACCGGCGCACTGGCCTACGTCCGGGAGGTGCAGGAGCTCTGCGCCATCGCAGGCCAGCACGCCAAAGCCACGGGGTTCATCGACGCCAACGCGGCAGTCGCTGACGTTCGCGCCTCGTTGCTGGAGGCTCGCGCCTCGGCTGACGCGACGGCGACGATCACCAATCACCAAGCGCCGGCTGCCGGTGCTCCCAGTCAGGCCGCGAAGGGCTCCCTCGCCGCTAGCATGCGCCGCATGGTCGGCGTGAAGGAAGGCTGAGGTCATGACCACCATCATCACTCAGGGCGCTCGCGTCTCAGACTGGCTGAAGCGCGAAGCCGACAGCGACTATTCCCGCGAGCAGGGCATCCTGTTGGCCGGCGGGATCGTCAAGTCCGGGACCGTGCTCGGCCGTATCACCGCTTCTGGCAAGCTCACGACTCGCACCATCGCGGCGTCTGACGGCTCTCAGAATGTGGTCGGCCTTCTCCTGCTCACCACCGACGCTACCTCGGCTGATCAGCGGGTCGCTTTCATCGCGCGCGACGCCATCGTCGTGCACCAAGGTCTGACCCGCGGGGCGGACGTCGACACTCCCACGGAACGCGCGACGGAGAACGCCTCTCTCGCCGCCATGGGCATCCTCGTTCGAGAAGGAGCCTGAACATGACGCTTATCGCAGACATCTTCAGCCAGGACGCCTTCTCGGCGGTCGAGCTGACCACGGCGGTCAACATCGCGCCGAACACCTACGGGCGGCTCAATGAGTTGAACCTGTTTCCCCCCGTGCCGGTCGGCGCGACCAAGATCGCCGTCCAATTTAACAACGGGCAGATCAACCTGTTGCCGACGCGTGCCCGCGGGGGTCCCCCTTCGCTCGGGTTGCCTGATCGGCGAAATGTCCGGGTGTTCCAGGCTTTCCACATCCCGCACGATGACTTCGTGTCGGGGGAGGACCTGCCGTTCCTGTCCTACACCGGCGGCAGTGGAGTGCTCGGCGTTGATGGGCTCGATGCGGTGCAGGCGGTGGTGAATCGAAAACTGATCGCCATGCGAAAGAAGCACGCGATCACCCTGGAGCACCTTCGCATGGGGGCGCTCAAAGGGCAGGTGCTCGACAGCGACGGCTCTACCTTGCTGAACCTCTTCGATGAGTTCAAGGTGACTGAGACCAACGTCAACTTTCAGCTCGGAAATGCAGGCACCGATGTTGCCGGAAAGTGCCGCACCGTTCTGGGCACCATCGAAGACAACCTCCTAGGCGACACGATGTCAGGTGTCTATTGCTTGGCCTCGCCGGAGTTCTTTACCACTCTGATTGGTCACGCTAAGATAACGCCAGCTTACCAGTTCTTCCAAGCAGCGGCTGGCGGAAACCCGCTTCGTGACGATGTGCGCCGTGGTTTCCCGTTCGGCGGGATCATGTTCGAAGAGCATCGCGGCTACGCTAACCAGATGAACGAGGACGGGACCACCACCCTTCGTCGTTTCATCCCGGCTGGCGAGGCGCGGTTCTTTCCAGTGGGGACGACGGACACATTCACGACCTACTTCGCGCCGGGCGACTTCATCGACCTGGCCGGCGCTCTGGGACAAGAGGTCTATGCCCGTCAGGCGATCGACCCCGAGTTCCAGCGCTGGGTGAAGCTGCACACGCAGTCCAATCCCCTCCCGCTGGTCAAGCGTCCGGCGGTGCTGGTGCGCGGCACCAACACCTGATCCCACCAACCCTGACGACGCGAGCGCGGCGGCCATCATCGGCTGCCGTCTCGCTGTCTGGAGAACGACGATGAAACTCAAAGACAAGGCGACCGGCGAGATCACCTACATTGGCTTCCACGAGGCGCAGATCGCGCTGCAGGAAGGCACCGTCGAAGTCCTGAACGACGAAGAGCAGGGCGACGCAGCGGACACGGGCGAGACCAGGGAGGCCGAGCCTGCCAAGGCAAAGCCCGCGGCTCCCGTGCCCGAAGTCGTGGTGGTTCTCGAGAGCGCGGTGAAGGGCGCCAACAAGGCCTGACATGGCCTCGCCGTGGGCTGCAGCGAGCGGCATCCTGCGGGATACCGCTTACGACATCTACGGCGAGCCCGCTTTATGGCGCACGGGAGGCGGTGGCGCAGGGCTGCCCGTGACAGTGATTTTCGCCGCGCCCGACGAGATTGATGCCTTGGGTCAGTCGCAGGTGTTCTCACCCAATGTCACCATCAAGGTCCGGCGATCTGACGTCGTGAGCCCCGCTCAGGGTGACACGGTTGAGGTCGATGGTCTGATCTATCGGCTGGCCGGCGAGCCTCGCTTAGCCGACGGCCGACGCCTTGAGTGGACCTGCATCGCGCGGGAGGTCTGACGTGGCGATCTCCGCAACCGTGCCCGATCTGCCGAAGCTTTACACGGGGCTGGAGGCCGACCTCGCCCACGCGATGACGGGGGCGATGACAGCCGCTACGGCCGGCCTGAAGGAAGACCTGCGCGATCAGGCCCGTTCCGCCGGCCTCGGCAACAAACTGGCGAACGCTTGGCGCGGGAAGACGTATCCCGAGGCGACCGACAGCCTGGCCCCATCCTCTTACGTCTTCAGCCGAGCCGCGAAGATCATCGACGCCTTCAGCCGCGACGTGGTGATCGTGCCTCGTGCGGGGCGCTACCTCGCGATCCCAACCGATAACGTCCCGACCACGACGGGCGGGCGTCATATCGGCCCGCGAGAGGTCGAGCGTCGGATCGGCAAGCCCCTGTTCCTGAAGAAGGGCCGCGGCAACCACTTGCTCGCCTTCGCCGACCTGAACCCAACGCGATCCAGCGGAGGCTTCCGCATTCCAAAGGGCCGCCGCGCTTACGGACCGCAGAAGGCGCAGGGGCGTGGGAAGCTGGTGCTGATGTTCACCTATGTCCCCGACGTGAAGACCCGCCCTAGGCTCGACCTTGAGGCCACCGCGAACCGCTGGGCGGCGGAAGTTCCGAACCTGCTCGCTGACCGGGTGCGCTAGTGCCCAGCAAGCGGGAGAAGGTGATCGAGGCGGTGTTCGCGCTCGTGGATGCGGCTACGCCCGGCACGAAGCTCGCTAGGAACCCTGACCAGCCCGAAGGCGTCCCGGTCGGCGGCCTGATCATCGTTCGCGATGGCGACCCCGGCGACCCCGACGTGGATCTCTGTCCCCTGACATATCACTACCAGCACAGCATCGACCTTGAGATCGCGACCTACGAAGACGGCTTCCTTACCCGCGAGCAGGCGCTGGACGCCCTTACGGCCCCGATCGGCACCGCGGTCATCGCGGACCGCTTTCTCGGCGGCCTCTGTGACTGGCTTGAGGCAACCGCGCCCGTGACCGACGACGTGGCGCTGGATCGCTCGGCGCTGCTCTCGATCATCGCCCACTACTCAACGACAGACCCCCTGAACTGAGGAGGCCAGCATGGCCGACGACTCCATTCCGGCTGAGCCGGTCAATGAAGAGCCCGATCCCTTGGGCGTCGTTTGGGTTGCTCCCGACGATGGTCTGATCCGCCCCGCGGTGATCGTGCAGCTGCCCCCCGACACCGCCAAGGCGCTCAAGGCGGCCGGGCGCGTCCGCAACCCGACCAAGGCCGAGCGCGAGAATGCGCCGACCTCGGTCACGCTCTGACCCCTCTGACTTAGGAGATCATCCATGGCCCGAGCCAGAGGCGCAAACGCGCTGTTCGACGCTGCTTTCGAGACGACCTACGGCACGCCTCCGGTCGGCGGCTACATGCGCCTTCCGTTCGTCTCCGCGAACCTGGGAGAGGAACGCGGCCTGATCGCCAGCGATCTCCTGGGCAACGGTCGCGAGCCGCTGGATCCCACGCCTGACGTGATCAACAACGATGGTGACGTCGTCGTGCCCGTGGACCTTCGCAGCTTCGGCCAGTGGCTCAAGCTGCTGCTCGGGCCGCCGGTCACCACGGGAGCGACGCCCTATTCGCACGTCTTCACCTCGGGCGCCCAGGCGCTGCCGTCGATGTCGGCTCAGATCGGCTATCCCGAGGTGCCGAGCTATGGCATGAACTTCGGCGTGCGCGCCAACACCCTGCGCATCGGCATGGCCCGCTCGGGCTTGCTGAACGCGACCATGGGCCTGATCGCCCAAGGTGAGACGCTGGCGACCAGCTCGGCCTCCGGCACGCCGACCGCGGTGGCCACGTCTCGCTTCGCCCAGGCGACGGGCGCGATCACCCGCGGCGGAGCCACCCTTGGCGAGATCGTGTCAGCGGACTTCACCTATTCGAACAATCTGCAAAAGGCCGAGAACATCCGAGCCGACGGCCGGATCGATGGGGCCGACCCCGGCATGGTGATGATGAGCGGGTCCGTCGTGGTCCGCTTCGCCAACACCACCCTACTCGATCAGGCCTCGGCTGGCACGTCCTCTTCGCTGACGTTCGGGTGGACGCTCGGTGCGGGCAAGTCGCTGACGTTCGCTGTGCCGCAGGTGTTCCTCCCGCGCGTCAAGCGGCCCGTCACCGGCCCGACCGGCATCCAGGCCACCTTCGCCTGGCAGGCGTCGGGCTCGGCCGGGAACAGCTGCGCTGTGACGCTGCAGAACGACGTGGCCTCCTATGCTTAAGCTGAGCGCGCCGCGCGAGCCGTTCTGGATTGATCTACTGCCAGGAGTCCGGGTTCAGTTCCGACCGCACACAGTCGCGGCCCGCCTTTCGGCTCGCCGGAGCGCGGCTCGGGAATACAAGATCGAGGGTGCGATCCAGGACGAAAGAGCGGCTGAAGCCTACACCACGGCCTTGGCGGGCGCGGCGATTGTCGCGTGGGAGGGCGTAGGCGACGCGAACGGCAAGCCCGTCGAGCCGAGCCCCGAGAACGTGGCGCTGTTCCTCGCGGACCCCGATTGCTGGGACTCAGTGGACCGGCTATATGTCGCGCCGATCTTGGCGGAGGACGCCGAAAAAAACGTATCTGCGCCCTTGCCGAATGGACGTTCGGCGAAGGGCGCTCCTACTGCGCTGCCTGTCCCAGCCGCTGCGAAGCGTGTCCGGAAACCCTCAACCAGCCGCAAAGCGAAGACGGCCTCCTAGCTTGGGAGGTGATTCGGCGCTGTCGCAACCAGCTCCGCGTAGGGTTCGGCGGGGCCTACGCCTTGGACTTCGGCGCGGTCCTCGCGATGGCGGACGGCATGGGGGCAAACTCGCCGCTGCTGCTTGACCTGTTGCCGGAAGTCGAGATCATCCTAGTTCAGGCCACGAGGCCGGATGAGGATGGGGGCGGGGATGAAGGCGAGTAGGGCTGCGGCCATCGGGGTGGTGCTGGTCGCGTTAAGCGTTGCGGGCGCAGGTCCGGCTTCGGCTTCGCCTTTGTGTAAGGCCACTGAAAGGGCAATGCGACTCCAAGTCGCCCTGATTCGAGGGTGCTCCATACTGCTACAGCAGCACCATATTGAAGAGGGCGCTGCTGTATGCCTAGCTCCGACGGACATAAAAGTCCCCACCAGCATAACGCACAAGACCGACCTAGACTGCATTTCTGGCAGAAACAGGAAGGTTTGGAACGATGCTCTTGTTTATGCCCGGTCTATTATTGCGAGCACGACTGGTTCAGAACCGCCCAACTTTGTTTTCGACGAGGCTCTGGATCGCCCATAATAGAGACAGAATACTGCCTACCGCAGGTCTCTTCCCATCAACCGCCGAACCGCTTCCGGGTGGGAAGCCTATCAGGCCAAT